CAGAATGGGCTTCTATTGCAGTGTGGAGAGCATCCCAATCACCTGCGTCAGCTGCAGCTATTTCATCTGCAGATAAATCATCAACAAAATCAATATTTACTAAAGCGTGTTGAATAAGTGAAGGTATACCATCAAAATCGCTTAACTTTGCTGAACATGCACTTACAGCTGCATTAGCTGCAGTTTCATCTATTGTGTCTTCAGACCAACATTGTAATTCACTGATAAGTATTTCTGTTTGTACAGCCATATTATGCTCCTGTTTTAGTATATTTAGCTTATACTATTTTGCTATTTACCCAAAAAATAGTAAACATCATTACGATTGTTAGTAATTGAACAATAGCAGGATATACCACAAACAATTTCATTACGTTAAATTTACCAGCTCTAAAAAAATCGTCCTGCTCCCATTGTCTAACTTCTTCAGGTGTTGCATTGCTTACTGCATTGAGTGGTAATTCTAATTGTTGCATTACAATATAGGTGCTAGTGCATACGTGCACGTAATGAATATTGCAACTAATAACATTATTTCTAATGTTTCAACAACTTCAGTTTGTGTAATTTGTTTTCTTTTTCTGTTAATTTCAGATAATTTTTCGACCAACTCAGTCATTTCTATTATAAACTCCATTAATAAACTATAATAAGTAATAATTATACACATATATAGCTCAAAAAAAGAGGAGGCCTAAGCCTCCTCAATAAAAAAGTTTAACTTTTTTATTCTGCTAAAAATGATTTGACAGAAATGTCTTTACCAATATCAATTTTGCGAGGTCTCTTCTCTTCAGGAATAAATCTCTCTAATTTAATTGATAATACACCATCTTCTATATCAGCTCTTTTTACTATAACATCTGCATTAAGAATAAACGTCTTAACAAAATCTCTAGTAGAGATTCCTTTATTAATATAAGAACGCTCGTCCTTTTCACCTTTATCAGCACAAACAATAAGCTGGTTTTCTTTCAATTCGATACTAATATCTTTTTTACTAAAACCGGCTACTGCCATTTCAATAATAAAATTTTCATCATCCACTTTTATGATGTTATATGGTGGATAAGTAGAATGGTTTAAAGATTTGGCTCTTTCAAGTTCATTGAAAACTTGATCAAAACCAACTGAGAATGTCCCGAAACGAGACAATAAGTCTATACTTGTCATTTTTAACTCCTATAATAGCAAGTTTAAATGAGACCCGAACCCTCGGCATCTCTTATTATATTTATATGTATTAAATCGGAAAAGTCAACTATTTTTTAACTTTTTTTATAAAATTTCTTTTATATCTATTATGTTAGCATCATTAGGTAATTTCATATTTAAAATTTTTTCCAACTTAGGAAAATATTTTGACCAAAATTTATCACCTTGATTATATCTTTCAAAGCAATTAAAAGATTTACATATATTAGGTCTTTTTTCGTATATAGTACACCCTATTTTATCATCTAGTTTACTACATCTTACTTCAGTAAAAACTGTAATATAATCCCTTTCTTTTTGTAAAAAAGTATTACCAAAACAAGCCTCAGCATATTCTACCGTGTTAAATACTGATGAGGGATTTTTTTTGAAATTAATCCTAGGTACAACCGTCGCAAGACCATAACAACATTGCTGACATTTTATGCAAACATCACTGGTTATTAATGAAGGGTCTAATTTATTTCTTTTTTCCAATATTATACTTAGTAATTAGTTCCCATTCATCTTTTTCTTTAAATGGTATTATTTTAATTTTTGAAACAGGTTCAAATGGATCTAATACTGCTTGGGGTTCTACTATTGATAATAATCCCCAATCTGATAATAATTTAACTATACAATTTCTTCTGCCTTGATCTTCTTCGGTAAAGTCGCTTGGTTTACCATCTAAAGCAAATAATTCTTTAAAGTGTACTATATAGTACTTTCCTTGTTTGTGTAAAATATGACAGGATTGAAATAATGTGTTTGATTTTTTAGATGCAACACCAATCCTAGTTAGTGTTTCTCTGACCTTTAAAAAGTCGTCTTCTTTAGCCAGCTTTACTTCTATCATGTTTTGAACTACGTTGTTCATTTGTTGTTCCTATAACTAGTCTTCTTCGCAGCTCGTCTATTTGGTTTTGTTTGAGTATTTGGCTATAATCGATCGCTTTGGACTCACTGCATTTATAATAATGTTTAATTGTTTCTATATCCTCATCTTTTATTTTTTTATGCCACTTGCTAAATCTTTTACGAGGTCTGACAATATTTAGGTAATACTCGTATGCGAGCTTATTGTCTATATTGGGTCTCATATTGATTTCATTACTATAAAGAACTGTATCAGCATATAACGATAGTCCTCTATTAATAATAAATGCAGGATAATCCTTTTCAGATAATTCATCTGTCATAAGATTATTCTTTTTAAATGATATAGAATTTATAAAATCAAATGGGTTCATTAAATCTCATTTTTTAATTTTTGAATGTAAATAGTTGCATCCATTAATTCTTCTTGTAGATGATTTAACCATTCTTCTAATGTTAAATCTTCTCTATCTGTATTTGTTCCATACTTAGCAAACCCTTTCTTTTCTCTTGCTTTGTATTTTTCTAGTACTTGTCTTACTTGATTATCTTCTTTATTTAAACTCACAATTCACCATTATTTCTGCTAGGCATGCTGCCATATTAACTTCTTGATCAGCTACAAAAGCTGCTTTATATTGATAGTCTGCTAATATTAAACACAACTGAGGGATGGATTGAGCTTTAAATAAGTCTGCTGATTTATCATACAGCTTTCTAAAGATAGTAGTTGAATCATTATTAATATTTTCAGCTACCCATTTGCGCACATTTGTATAATTTTTTGCTTTCATTGCATTCAGTAATTCTTTTACCGATACTTCTTGAAGATTTGCTAATATACCATTATCAATCTTTCCAGTCGCACCATATCGCTGAATCTCATTTAGTATTCTTCTCCAATCAGGAAAATGTTTTTGAATAAAAGCAGCTACTACTTTATCTTCATACTCAATACTTTCCATATTAAGTATAATTTTTAGACGTTCAAAAAATTCTGCTGCTAACTTAGGCATTTCTGCTTTCTTTATTTCAAAGTCAATAACAGAACATCTCGAATGTAAAGGGCTTATGATTCTATTTTTATAATTACAGGTAAGAATAAAACCACAATTTTTAGAATACTCTTCCATAAAGTTACGAAGAGCAGGTTGGGTAGAATTAGCATTTAGATAATCTGCTTCATCTAATATAACATATTTTCTACCACCTTGAAATGAAACAGAAGATGCGAATTGCATAATTTCATTTCTTAATGTATCTATATTACCATGCATAGAGCCATTTATAATAATATAATCAGCATTAATCTCCTCAAGCATGGCTCTGGCGACAGTAGTTTTACCGACACCAGGACCACCAGATAAAATTAAATTAGGAATATTATTATTCGCTATAAACTCTTTAAATACAGTTTTTAGCTCATAAGGTAATATCGTATCGTCAATTTTACGTGGTCGATACTTTTCCACGAATAAAAATTCTTCACGTTGTTGCATAATATAAAATTCACTTTAATAATTAACTTTGTTTTTCAAATGTAGATGTTGCTTCTGTCGCAATCCAATACTCAAGTTTAGGACCATATGTATTTACAGATGTAAATTTAGCAATACCTCGATCGGATATCTCAACAAGATAATTAAAGTTCATTAATTTAAGATTTTCAACTTTAAATATAAACTGAAATGTATCTTTAGTTTCACCCACATCAGATGAATAAACATCTGCAGTTGGATTTTTACTATCTATCGCACTTAATGATATTTCACCACCACTACCTACAATTGCAATTTCTGGTAACCCCATCACTGCAGCTGCTCTTAATACTTGTTGCATTTCAGACCAATAAATTTCAACAGACACTTCTGGATCAGGAAATGATATTTCTTTTTCAGGTGGATTTATAATCATTTGCGGATCAGCAAATGTATAATCTATTTTTTTCTTATCTTTTTGAACAACAACTTTTGTATCATGAAAGAACAATTCAGGTTCATCAAATAAAGATAACACACCTAAAAATCTATTTAAGTCATAGATTGCACCTTCAGAGGGGAATGTTTCATCAACTGTAGCTTTAGTCATCACCGTTTTTTGAGGTGATATAGTTTTTATAATATTACCAGGTTTAAATCCTACAGAAGGATTAATTTGCGAATAATTTTTTAATACATTAATAGTATTTTCACTTAGATTCATAATATAATTTCCTTAATTTATTTTTGTTTTGATGTATCAACCACTTTCTTTTTAATCTTGCTTTCATCAGCAGTTGCACTAACACCCACTGAAGCTAGATCTTTTAGCGATCCACCAAATATAAAAGTTCCTACATGCTGTAATTCCATCCATGGGCATAACCAGACTTTTAATCCAGCTTTTCTTACCCATTGACAGAACATATAGTCTTCTGACAGATATCTATTAGAGTATTCTTCTCTATCAATACCATGTCTTTTGTCAGCCAAGAAATCAATAATCTCTTGCTTTGTTGCATTAGGTTTATCTTCAAAAAATTTCTCTATTTCAGGTACTAAATTTTGAGATTTATCATCAATTAATGCATCAAAGTAAGCCATTATTTCTCTTGAACCATCAAACTCTGCT